GCACTGCGGCGTATCCCGTGGCGATTTCATCGATGACGTGAAAGGCAGTGCCGGCTTCTGCCATCATCTTGCCTAGGGCAAATGCTGCATCTCGAACTTCCTCTTGCGTGGTCATGCGTCAACTCTAGGTGACACTTTAGGCGTGCGTCAACTCTAGGTGACAATGTAGTGTCTTTTTCATGAGTCGCCCATCTTGGACCATTGTTGAGGCCGCTGAACTATGCGGTGTTTCCAAGTCCACAGTTCGCCGTTACCGTGAATCCGGTAAGTTCCCCAACGCTTTCAAGGACACTGGCGGTGCCTGGAAGATCCCCATCGAAGACCTACTAGCCGTCGGATGGTCACCCATTGACCCTACGCAGAGCGTGCCCAGTGAGCCTATCCAGAATGATGCAAATGAGCGTATCGCCGAGCTTGAGCGTGCTCTGGAATTAGAGCGTGTTAAGCGTGAAGCTGCTGAGCGTATTTCCGCACAAACACAAGCAAATCTTGCCGACCTACGCACTGCCCTTAAGATGCTTGAGGGACAAGCGGTGAGCGTAACCCCTACGCCTACTGAGCAACCTGTGAGTTTGCCCCCTGAGCGTGAGCAGGTTAATCTGCATGAGCAAGCATCAGAGCCACCTGAGCAGCCCAAACGGCGTCGCTGGTGGCGTCCCTAACTAAGGAGCCGGCTATGCCCAGCACATCGTTACCCCGTCACCTAGCACGCCCAACTGACGAGACTCTCAAGCAAGAGCGAGATGCACTAATAATCAAGCGACTGAAAGAACGTCACGATATCCGTACAGTGCGGGATCTGGGCCGCGCAGCAGATGAACTGGGAATTTCTCCCTCAGAACTTCTGGCAAGTGTCGCTTAGCTCTTAACGCAGAAAAGACCCACCTTGATATCCAAACTAACAAGGTGGGTCTTTTCGTGTTTCAGCTTAACTCTTTAGAGTCGCTTCGTAGTGATGGAGCCGGTTGTTAACACGCCATTGCTCCATGTCACCCTCAATTGAGAACGTGCGTCCGTGCCAAATGACCTTGCTCTTAAGGCTCATTTGCTTGCCCCCTGTCTTACCAATTACCAAACGGTAGTAGGCCATGAGTGGAGGAACACCGCGCTCGATTGATTCAGTTGAACGGATCGGATTCACCTGCGCCGGGAAAGTTCCCAAAATAACATCAGGTAGCGGATACCCTTTCGGGTCAGTTCCACCAGGATTCTTTACCGTCACCCTGTCGTGAAAGATCATTTGGTGCGCTTTCGATATTGGTTCATCACGTAGGTTTCCGCGAGCGTCCACCCGCTGAATCCACCCTTGATGCTGACTTCACCAATACGGGTGTCGATCTGCTCAGGGTTGGCGATCAATCGCGCTGTAGCGGTCATGATTACCGTTCCGATAGCCCGTGATGGTTCGCCCAGTGCATCGAAGCCCTTACCCCTTGTGTAGGCCTCTGCATACACAGCAATGATCGGCAGGTGCTCGGTAGCAAGTGCGATCACGTCCGGGTCATCAGGTTGTCCAATGAACGCTGCCACCTTTTCGGGGGTTGGCATCATGGCTTAGCCCAGGTTGGTGATCTTGACGACGGCTTCAGGGTTCAGCGGCTTCACGTCGTAGCGAGCGATGACGCGCAGCGCCTGCTGGTCGTAGTCCGCGTAACGCTCAGTCAGTAGCTTCACGGTCGGTGCCATATCGCGAGCAACTGCCACCTGAGACATATCAGCGAGGGCAACGTTTCCGTCTGTGAGTCGCTTGGTAGGACTTACCTTCGAGCCCCAAAGTCGGAATACACCGTCTGCGGTCGGGTCCGGCTGGAGCAGGTACTGGCCGGTAGTGTCCTTGATCTTGCGCAGTGCGGTGAAGTTCGCCGGACGCATGAACCACTGGAGGGATGCAATGTTCACATCAGCTTCCAGTGCGAGGCCCCAGGCATCCAGAAGCATGTCCAAGTCCAGTTCGGCTGAGGTTGCATCGATTGACTGAGTGCCTGCCCAAGACAGCATGCCCTGTGGGGTCGTAGTGCCGTCACCGGTGCCCGCGAAAAACGCAGTATCAAGGGTTGTTGCCACATCAGTGACAAGGCGATCCTGTAGAGCGGAATCAAGTGCCACGATGGACTGACGAGCCAACTCGTTGGAGAAGCGAGTGATGACCTTGATCGACTTCATGGTGTCCGGCATCAGAAGCACTTCATCAAAGGTCGGGTCTTCTTCACCGATCAGTTCGTTCTGCCCGTGCCAACCCGGAACGGTTGGACCACCCAACTTTGGGATGCGGATTGCGGAACCGTTGGTGTCGAAGATGCGGGGGCCGGATGCGAGAAAGATGGACTTCTCTTCGAGCGGCTTAACAAGGGTCTTCTGGACCTGCTCAGCGGTTAGTTCAGTTGCATTGGTAGTTGAAACAGCCATGATGAATCCTTAAACAAAAATGGACCCTCTGCGGGGTCCGTCGAATATGTGGTTGGTGCGATTATTGGCACCGGGCCAGATACGCGAAAGGACGCCCACCTGGAGCGTCCTTTCATCATTGTATCTGGTCTTGCAAGCCTTATCCGGGCGTGATTGTAAAAGCCTGTCGCTTTCGACCCTTGGCCGCAGCAAGTTGCCGCTGCAAGTCGCGGTTCTCTACCTGTAGCTGTTTTACCTGCTGTTCCAATTCATGGATCCTGGCTTCTGCTTCAGTCATGTTTCCCCCTAGTTTGCGTGTGCGCGTAGTAGTCCACCGAGGCCGAACGCCTCAGCTTCATTGGTTGCACCCTGCCCAATATTCCCCATTGGCTTGCGAGACGCTAGATGGGGTCGCTCAGTGAGCAAACTCTGGATAGCCTCTTGAAGTGCCTCTGAGTCGCTCAGGTGAGCTTCATCAAAAGGCAGGTCGCGTGAATCTGCCAGCTTGCCGGTGGCATCGACTAGAGCGGTGTGGAGCCGAGTAGCGAGGTCATCAGCGCGCTTGGCACGCTCACGGAATCCCGCGGACTCTTTACGCAGCTTCACAACGTATTCCCTCGGGAAAGTCTCAGGGTCCGTAGAATCGCTCTCTACGGCCTCGGGAGTGCCTTCACCCTCCACGGGTGCGCTTGTGGCATCCTCGGCGCTCTGCGGCTCACCCTGATGGCTATCGTTGGGTACTTCGCCGGTTGGGTCGGTCGTAATTTCATCAGCCATTGCTCTTGGCCTCTCTATCTTGGATGATGCGGTCACGGTTGGAACGCACTCTTGCCTTAGCGGTCACCGAATGAATGCCGCGTTCAAATACTGGTTTCGGGGTGCATGTACAGCCCTTGTGGGAAGGCATGACGTGATCTTTCGGCCATGCTCTGCCGTCGCGCCACCACCACACGCACATCTGGCATGCGTCCGGTTCAAGGTTCCGTTCCCAGCCCTCGACCAAAGGTGATCGCTTCACGCCCTCCGAGTACGCATCAGCACCGGCTGCATAGGTAAGGTTCCTTGCCATGCGCCCGATACGCCCCTCGGGATCTGGCGTGCTGTTAACCGTTGCCAGGACAACCCGAACACCACCGCGTAGCTTCTTCATATCGGGTGTCACGCCTGTGGAAATTACTCCCACCGCCGTGCGCGTGCCCAAGGTCAACTCAGCAGCAAGAGACGTTTCAGCCAACGCCACCGCCTTAGCTTGAGACGTGCCAATGAGCGTGCTCATAAGCCCCACCGCTTCGAGATAGGTCAATTCACCGGCTTGCATCAGGTCATAGATCCTAAGAACCTTTTCCACCGTCGTATCGCCCAGCTTCACCAGAATGTCGCGGTAACTCATTGGACTAACTCAGCTAGGTCAACCCCTGCCGCGTCCAGTGCTTCGGTGCGCATCGCAGTGCGTACACGCTCCACCTGAGCAGGTGAGTAACCCATGTGTTCGGTCAAGAGCACGGTCAATGGAACACCAATGGACTTGAGCTTTACAGCAGCATCAGCGGACTGTGAAGGGGTGCGAGTCTCTGGTGATTCCCACACGGTTTCCACATCCACATCAAGCGGATCAACCCCATCGCGTACTGCCACAATCAGGCGTGCCACATCTGCCCATGCCTGACCAAAGAGACGCTGGAGCGCAAAAGCCCTGGCAACCAATGAAGCCTCAGCCGAACGGATCGCATCAGCAGACGCCGGCTGGTCACCGTGCAAGCCGAGATAATGCGGAGGTAGCCCACTGAGCGCACCAATCTGCTGAGTCACCGTTGCTGTCATATCCGAGTACCCATCAAGGCGTGCTGCATCGAACTGCCCAAACTTCGTCTCGGTATCTTCCGACACCCAAACCTTGTCCGCTTCTGAGGTGAAAGGTTCTTCTACATTGCCTTCGTCATCCTCGGTCAACTCAAGGCCGGTAGCCCAGCGGCGCGGACGCGCAAAGTGTTCAGAAGTGACCATGGCATCAGACATGAGCTTGTTAAGTGCATCGGTCAATCCGAGCAAATCCGACATTTCGGAAATACCGTCCATGTCCAGTAGCCGGCCCCGGTTCACAATCGGAACCACTGGAACCATGCCCAGCGGGTTAGGGATCGATTCAGTGACCACCCATCCATCGACCGGGTAGGTATCACCGGTGACATTGGCCTCGGCCTTCACCTTGTGAATCACGTCCGGCAGGTACAGCACACCCAAAGCCACGTTCCCATCGCGCCACCGCTTGAACGCAGAAGTCACCTCACGAGTTGCCGGATCATGAAGCACTGCCACCTGTCGGGGAGATTCCACCGTGACCTGTGGGCCGCGTGCCCCTGCCCACACAATGACGAAAGAACGCCCATAAACCAGTGCATCGATATGTGCCTGGGCGGCGCAGTCATCCATGTGGTTCTTTCGCCACACCTTCCACAATTCAGAATCAGTACCGGACTCATCACCGGGTTCACGGAATCCGATAGGGGTCAACCGTTCAGCAAGACTCGACACAGCCAGCTTGGGAAAGTTCACGCCCAACGTCTCGATTCCACCGCCCAAAGCTTCACGCGATTTCTTCGATAGGAAAGTAGCCGGCTGAGTGCCATTCCAGTAAGCATCCAGTATGTTTAGCGCCGGCATCGTTGCATCAAGCTTCTGAGACAGCTTGCTAATTTGTTCGTTCATTTCACGTCCTAAAAAGAGATTGTGCGCCCACGCTTTTTGCGTCGGCCATGATGCGCGGCTCGATCAGTTGCCACGATTGCGCAGATCGCAGCATCGATCTTGCGAGGTGAGTTCTTGCGGTCCTTAGCTACCAAGTCGCCAAGAGACGTTGACTTAGCAACACAGTGGGAGACATGTGAAGCCAGATCCTTATTGCCGTCATGGGTGATTGTTGATTCCACAGCGGATTGATACATACGGTCCGTGGCCGGGGCCATGCGCTGAGCATTAGCCGTGTTCCACTCGATGACCTTTCGTTCCCCGTGCTTGGTCTGCCACGCCTCAATTTCTGAGCGCCAACCCCACGGATCACAAGCAAGTTCCGCAACGTCGTACATCTCAAACGCTTCATCAACTGTCCGAGTGACCTCAGCCCTCGGTACGCGCCAACGATCATCGCCGGGGTTCTCCCACAGCCCGATCACAAACAAGTGCGGATCTTGGACGGTGCAACCAATCAGCGCCGTTGAGTCACCAGAAGCTGAGCCGTCGAAAGCCAGCACCACACGTTCCCCAGGCACCACTTCCCGGTTAGAGTCCTTGAGCCCATCCCACAAGCCCCACGGCATCCAGCCCTCGACACCTGTAACCCATTGACCCAATCGCAGCTGCCGAAATACCGGTTCACGAATCGTCTTGAGCACCGCCACCAGTGCATCCTCAGCAAGGAACGGCTGTTCACACGAAAGGGCAGGGTTAGCGATCCTCCACGCCTCTCGGTCATCAACCGCACAGCCATGCGGAGCCGCAAATTCCTTGAAGTAGAACTGAGGATCTTCACCGGATCTGCCATGCTCCACCAGCCGCCACATCACGGTGTCCGGAGAATTGGAAGGCGTACTGATTGCCAACGTCAAAGATTCAGGCCGCTTACCAGCAGCAGACGTGACAGCCTCCCAAACCTTCTCCGTGACCACGTGCAATTCATCAACAATCATGAGCGTGGGATCTAGCCCTTGAAGCGCGTCATAGTCAGCCGGCAGCGGTGTCATCGTTGCGTCCTGATGCGGCATGTACAGCCGGTCTTGGAAGATCTGCACTCGATCATCCAATTCAGGATTCAGCTGCACCATGCGCTTAGCCAGATTGAAAATGATCTTGGCCTGTCGAAGATCAGAAGCAACAATAAACACTTCAGGCGACATAGGACCGAGGAACATCTCAGCAAGCCCCATCATCGCCGCGATCCCAGACTTACCGTTTCCACGAGGCATCGACACAAGCCCAGTCCGAATGCCTGGAGCGTACGCATCAATGATGATTTGCTTCTGAAAAGCCCGAAGTTTCACCTTTTTACCGGCTCCATGACCCTTAGGAACCACCAAATATTCCTCGATGAACTTGATACGACGCTTCGCCGGATCACGTGGCCAGCCCTTGAAAGTCAAGGGATCTGCGGTAATAGCGGCTTTAGGACCAGCCATATGAGGTTCCTCCTTCCAGAAGGATTAGTTGACACTTGAAGTAATTAAGATTGGGACTTGGCAGGTGGGCCTTGCCGCCGCGCTGCGAGGGTCCTATGCCACCCGTCTGGCTTGGCCGCTCCACGCTTGACGTTGCAGGTGCGGCACACAACATCGATGTCTTGGAGCCGGATTGGTAGTCCTTGTGCTTTGCGGTCCCATGCTTCGGGTGAGTGGTCACCGGTTAAGTCTTCGGTGGTTCCACAGTCGGAGCAGAAGGGTTGTAGCTTGCGTGCGTGGCGGGAGAGTTTGAACCAGGCATAGTCGTACCCCCGCTTGTGGGCCGATTCCTTTGGGAACCGCTTTGGTCGGTGTTCATCGCATCGTGTTGCATCTGTGAGTTCTCCACAGTCCAAGCAAGGCTTGAGCAGGCTCATGGATCATTCGCTGTCTGTGTCCGTTGTTGGAAGCGGGTCTTCTTCGAGCCCTTGAGCATTTGTCAGTGGCAGCGGGTTCACTTGGCACCGCCGAACACATAGCGTGACGCTGGTGGTCGCTTGGCATCTTCGACCAGTAGGTTCTTGAATGCCTGGCGTGAGGTGTCATCGCGCAGCACACGTGTTGGTGTGCCGGACTCGTTGCGCTTGAGGTAGCGGCGTTCGTAGGCCAGATCTTCGTCGTCATAGCCAAGTGCCTCATGTAGGGCAGGTGTAGTGTTCTGGATGCTCATGGGTTTACCTTCCGTAAACGTTTGGGTACGCAAAGACCCCACACCTGATGCTTGCCGGCTCCCTGGTGCGGGGTCTTTCTTTTTTGGTGCTGTGTTGAATTGGTAAGGCTGGAAACTTTGGTGAGAATTACATCCCCGTCAAAAGCTTCTTTGGTGTCTCTCCGTGACCGCTGAGGCCTTGGGCTTGTCGTCTCCATGTGGCTGACTCTGTTTTGAGTGCTGAGAGTTTTCGTCGGATGATTTCTGCTGTTTTGGGGTCGGTGTCTTCGAGGTGCGTCATTGCATCTGCAAACTGTCGGTTGTTGTTGTTACTCATGATTTCCTCTCACGCGTTAAGTAAGGTGACGATCGCCCACGATGGATGATTGATTGATAAATATATAGATAACCTTTAAAACTAACCTCTAGGTAACCTATATGCGATACACGGGCGTATCGCTGCATGAACAGATTTGTATCACTGGGTGAACGTTTCTGTATCGCTCGGTGAACAAATATGTATCGCTATGCAGGCGACTGCTCCGGAGTGTAGGGATACTCTGGTGTATCGCTCATTGTTGCCCTACCCCTCCAAGTGCAACCTCAGATCCTTTTCTACGCCCTCCGTGTTCGGATCCAGGCAGGTCCCACATGGTCGATATAGGAAGTCGAGGAAATAGCGGGCGTTTCTTCCTGCCGACGCTTCCACTATTCGAGTGATAAGGCCCTTGGAAACCAGTTCTCGAAGCGCCCTGTCTGAGGCCATGCGGGCTGCGTTGTATAGCTTTTCGTCAACGTCGCCGGCGAGGACCATGCTTTTATCAAAAGTCGGGGGAAGGTCGAAGCCAAGAGCGCGGGCGCGTTTGCCGAGGCCTTGATAAAAAACAAGGCCTTCGCGAGTTTCATGGTCTTTATTCCAGTATCCGTTTTGCATGGTTGCTTCTGATTCAAAAGTGCTCAAGGCGATATGGCCGAGCATGAGTTGAGCGGAGGGTGAAAGATAAGTTCCTGGCGCTTTTTTGTCAGGGTGTTCCCGTTGCGCTTTTTCACGGGCGAATCTACCCATGTTTATAACCAGGTCTGTTGCGTGTTGGTGTGCCCGTACGCCCATGTTGTGAAGCCTCCATGCTTTCAAGCCCTTGAGGGTGTAACCCTCCTGATACTGAAAGTATAGCGATACAGTCCAGTATCGCCAAGCGATACAAATTTGTTCCACGTGGAACATGAGTATGTCCGCAAAACTGACGCACTCGACTTTGTTGGATCTTGAATGGTGAGTCTCAGGAAAACTGAGTGTGTCGGAAAAGTCGACGCACTCGCTGGTGTCCGGAAAAGAACTTCAGGCGATCGACAAAAGTAGCCGGGGTCATCGAACGCATTTCAAATGTGTTCGGCCCATTGGAATCTGAAACGCGAATGGCTCGGGAGGGTACGCGCTCAGTGCGTACCTTTTGGGCATTTCTGGCAAGAAGTATTTACCGGCATCAATAAGAACCCCGCTCACCAGAATTGGCGAGCAAACCTTTCGCTCATGATTTCTCATGAGAACTTGCTCCCCAAAAAAGGGGAGCGACCTTTACACCCAAATTGGCGAGAAGAACTTTCTGGGATACCAGAAAGAGGTCGGATTTCAAATCCGGTCTGGCAACCTTTCGGGATCCCGTAATGTTGAGAACTTTTCAGGGTCAATCCTGATTGATCATTTTGACCAGTGAATCTTCTGGTGAGTGACAGTTGCTTGTTGAGGTGCTCTACGTAACCTGAGTGCTCACGGGGTTGGCTGCTCTTAGGATCGATCCTGAGCAACTTAGACCGGAACTGGGTGCAGGTGCACCAACGCCACTGTTCCGGTCACTGCATTTGAAGGCTCGGGAAGTGGGAGGGCAGGGGCTTGCCTTGCTGCTCCAAGGGTTTAGTTTGGAGACTTCAAAGCAAGATAGCGACACTGCACTCGTTAGGACGGTGTAGCGGTCGGTTGGCAGGGTGGACCTGCTGAATCAAGATCCAGGGCATTACTTCTGGATAGTGGCGGCATGTGCACATAGATCTGGCAGACGGGTTGGTCTGCTGTAGGTGCTGGCACTCCTTCGATTCCGCGGATTGCTCGACGCGGTGAAACACCCTGCCTATGTGCTCGACAGTAGGACTGGATCTAACCCAGGGTGAGGGGCCGGTGAGGCCCTGTGTCCTTGTTTGTGTTGCCGTTCATACACGACACGCGGGAGACAATACCGCGCTAGAGCTATCTCCTAATTGGCGTCTGGTGATAGCATCTACTTATTGAGTTATTTTGCAAACTTCAGAATATCCCTCCAGATTGGCGTCCGGGGGGATATTCGCTTTTAAGCGGCGTGTCTACTTTCCGAACCGCTTGTGCGCGGCTTGCCTGGTCATCCCAAGCGCCTTGCCTATATCAGCCCAAGAGTTCCCGGCTTCTTTCGCGTCATCTACGCGCCAACCAACAATTGTTTGTGATGCTGCATGAATCTGTTGCAGGATCGCTATCTGTTGTAGCGGGTCGGCTTCGTCGCTGGTTGGGGTGTGCACTGCGGCGTATCCCGTGGCGATTTCATCGATGACGTGAAAGGCAGTGCCGGCTTCTGCCATCATCTTGCCTAGG